ATAATTGCTGTTAAGAAATTTATTGCAAGTTCTTCTAGATTCTTATTATTTGAACAAAATACGGTGGCAACACGTAATAGATTCTTAAACATTGTAAATCCATTTTTAGAATCAGTGCAATCAAGACAAGGTTTATTCGCATTTAGAGTCCAAATGGATGAATCAAATAATACAGCAGATGTAATTGATAGAAATCAGTTAGTAGGTTCAATTTTCTTACAACCAACTAAAACGGCTGAATTTATTATATTAGATTTTAATGTTCTACCAACAGGTGCAACATTTGGTGAGTAAAAATTTAGAAATTATATATTTATAATTGAATAAAAATAAATAACGATGGCAATATTAAATACAAACGAGATGTTATACACGGCTTTTGAGCCGAAGTTAAAAAATAGGTTTATAATGTTTATAGATGGTATACCTGCTTTCTTAATTAGACAAGCTAATAAACCTAATATAACATTTACGGATGTAATTCTTGACCATATAAACGTTAAAAGAAAAATTAAGGGTAAAGCTAATTGGGAAGATGTTCAAATAACATTATATGATCCAATTACGCCATCTGGTGCACAAGCAGTAATGGAATGGGTTCGTTTATCACATGAATCAGTAACAGGTAGAGATGGTTACTCTGATTTTTATAAAAAAGATATTAGATTTAATACATTAGGTCCAGTGGGGGATGTAGTAGAAGAATGGATTTTAAAAGGTGCTTTTTGTACTAATGTAAATTTTGGAGATGCAGATTGGACTTCTTCAGACCCAACAGATATAACGCTTACTATTAGAATGGATTATGCAATCCTAAATTTCTAATATATTATATAAATAGTTTTAATAAATAGTTATGGAACAAACAAGTTATAAGTTTCCTACAGAAATGGTTACGTTACCTTCTAAGGGATTACTTTACCCAGAAAACAGTCCCTTAAAAAAGGGAGAAATTGAAATGAAGTATATGACTGCTAGAGAAGAGGATATACTTACAAATCAAAATTTAATCCAAAATGGTACTGTAATTGATAAATTACTACAATCTTTAATTATTACCCCCATAAATTATGAAGATTTATTAGTGGGAGATAAAAATGCCATATTAGTAGCTTCAAGAATTTTAGGTTATGGTAAAGATTATCAATTTAAATTTAATAACCCTAAAACAGGTAAGGAAGAAATTACTACTGTGGATTTAACTAAAATAGATGATAAAATTTTAGATGAATCTAAAATAACTAATGGAAAAAATGAATTTAGTTTTATCTTACCTGTATCTAAAAGAACTATTACATTTAAACTTTTAACTCATGGTGATGAAGTAAAAATGGAACAAGAATTAAAGGGATTAGAAAAAATAGGTAAAAGTAGTGCTACACTTACTACAAGATTAAAACATACTATATTATCAGTTGATGGTGATTACGATGTAAAAAAAGTAAGAGAATTTATAGATGATCAATTTTTAGCTATAGATTCTAAAGCATTTAGGGATTATGTGAAAAATATAATGCCTGACGTTAAATTAACATTTAACTATGAAGGACCCGATGGTAACATGGTAGAGGAGGTACCAATCCCTATTGGGGTTACCTTTTTTTGGCCTGAATCCTGAACATAGAATTAATGTATTTAGAGAAGTGCATGATTTAACTTTTCATGGGAAAGGTGGTTTTATACATTCTGAAGTATATAATATGCCCATTTGGTTAAGAAAGTATCATATAAAAGTTATTAATGAATATTTTAAAGAACAGGAGAAAGCTATAAAAAAAGCACAAAGTAAAAATCAAAGTAGTGGGGTTTCAAAACCTAATGTAAATCCCTCATCAACTTATAATATAAAAAGATAGATGTCATAAGACATCTTTTTTTTTCTAATATTTATAATAAAATAACCCTATGGCTGACGAATTTGAAAAAAATTTAAATTTTCAAGAAAAAATATTTCAAACTCTTATTGAAACTAATAAGAGACAGGTTCAATTTCAGAAAAATTTAGGTTTAAGTGCTGAAGAAGCTTTAAAATTATCCACTGAATTAGGAAAAGCAGCAGACTTAAGTGGTAATATAGCTACTAATTCAATTGCTGCTGCTAAGGCATTAGGTGGATTAAATAAGGAATTAGGAATTGGTACTTCTTTACTTGCAAAACAAGCAATTGAAATAGGAAGATTTGCTAGAACCTTAGATCTTTCTGTAAAATCACAGGCCAATTTAGCTAAAACATCTGTACAAACAGGTAGATCTGTAAAAAATCAATTACTATCTCAAGTGGGAGTAGTAAAAGGAGTTGAAGCTGAATTAGGAACTAGATTAGATATTCAGGGAGTATTAAATGAAGCTAACTCTATTAGTGGTCAAATTAGATCACAATTACAAGCTAACCCTGAAACATTAGCTAAAACAGTTGCAGTAGCTAAAGAATTGGGATTTGAATTAGAAGCAATTGCGGGTACAAGTAAATCTCTTTTAGATTTTCAAAGTAGTATAGAAGCCGAATTAGAAGCTGAACTATTAACAGGTCGGCAATTAAATCTAGAACAAGCTCGTTTATTCGCTTTAACAGGTGATATAGAAGGATTAACTAGAGAAATTGCAGCTAATGTAGGTGATTTTAATGATTTTAGTAAATTAAATGTTTTACAACAGGATGCTATTGCTAAATCAGTAGGTATGACCTCAGATCAATTAGCAGACCAATTATTTAATCAAGCAACTATCACGGAATTAAAAGAAAAGGCTAGAGCAGAAGGTGATGCTGAAACATTAAGAACTTTAGAACAACTTGATGTACAACAAAGATTAGCAATAATAATAGAAAAAATCCAAGCATCCTTTGTTAGTATAGCAAGTGCATTAGAACCAGTATTTATAGGATTTGAATTTTTAACAGCTAATTCTGCTAGATTTCTTGGTACACTAGCAGGAATAGCTACAGTATCGGGTATTTTAAAAAAGAATTTTATAGGTCAAGCAGTAGCCCAAATATTTGGGAGTTCTGTATCAACGATGGGACCTTTAGGTATAGCGGCAGCTGCTGCAGGTGTAGGGATAATGACAGGATTAATTACTAAAGCAGCAACTTCAGTAGATGATGTTGTAATCCCTCCAGGAGGAGCATCTTTTATATCAGGACCTGCGGGTACTTTTAAATTAAATAACGCAGATTCAGTAGTAGCAGGTACTAATTTAGGAGGAGCTCAAAGATCAACAGAAGAAATAGTAACAATGGCTGCATCAGCAGCTACTAGAGCAATATCAGTTGACTTTAATTCTGTTAAATTTAATTCAGCAAATTCAGTAGACGCTGTATTTGCTTAATATGTATAATAAATAATATATTATGGCACTTAAAAATTTATCTTCATTATATGACTTAGTAGAAGGAAACCAGCCCGTTGGAAATATGGAAAACCAACAAGGGGGGACTAAATTTGATTTAGGAACTAATTCTACCATACAACAAGATTCCCTTCCTGAAATACCTATACAATCACAATACCAGGATTTAAATGGTAAACCTGGTCCTCAATTTGATTTAGGAGAAGATTCTACCCTACAAGAAGATAATTTAGTAAATTTAGCATCTCAATTAGATTATCCTGATTTAAATAATGCTCAATTTGGAAATGGTTTATTTGGTAGTACTAATAATCCAGGTTTAGGGCAAGGTTTTCAATTAAATAATAAAGATTTACATGTATCCTTATTAGAAAATAATTACACATATACACATGGTGCTTCACAAACAACAGTACAAGCTGGTACATTTGATTTAGATGGTGGTTTACCTAGCTCAGGAAAATATGTAGATAAGTTTGATAAATTAAGATAATTTACTATTACTTATGGCTTTAAAAAAATTACTAACAAAATTAGAAAAAGGTTCCCAATTACAGGGTAGTGCAATGCAAGAGGAATTTCCATCCCATTTTGAATTTAATAACGGGGGATCAGAAAATGGAAATTCTACTTCTATTTTTGATGGTGGTATTAGTTTTGATCAAAAAAAGTTTGAATTTGGAACAAGAAGATTTTATGATAGACCAAATCAGGGTTTTAGTAGAGAACCTTTTATAAATAAAAAAGTACAAATACCAGATTTAGATAAGGGTCCATCACGTTTTTTAGGGTTTATAGATAGTTTAACAGATGGAGCTATAAGAGGAGGTTTAATTACAGCACTGTCTAGATCAGCTAAAGATGTAGCTAGAATAAGTAAATTCTTTTTATCTCAAAGAGGTATAGGATTTTTAACTACTCAAGTAGGATTACAATTAATGAACCCCAAAATTGAGGAGGGGGGGAGAGGAGTTCTTAATTTTGTTACCGACTTAACAGGTGGTGAAAATAGAACATATAATTTAGGTGTAAATACTTTAGCACAAGTAGCTAGTAATTTTAGTGGTGTTTT